ATCTAAAAAAGATGGGGAGAAAGCAGCTAGTGTTAGAGTTGGGCAGTCTGTCAGTTGGTCAATCAATAAGGACCCGGACCCACCTTCAACAGTACACGGAGTAGTTACTTCAGTAAATGGTAAAGACAAAACTGCAACAATGGTAGTTTGGGCTATTTTAGAAAATGGAAAGCATAAGAAAACAGATAGACGAGTAACTCAACCTATTTCAAAACTAACAGTAATTAAAGATATTACAAAAGAAAAGACACTAAATTCAAACGCATCTGTTTAATATAAATATATAAAACTGTAGCTACTATAGGAGTTTTATTTAGCATGCAAGAAGAAATCAAAAGTATAGACTTTCAGCTTGATGATGAAGCGGAAGGTAAAGTATCAGCAGTTTTTTCTGTATTCAATAACCTAGATTCAGACGGCGATGTAGTCGTTCCAGGTGCAATCAAATCAAAATGGGATTCAGGAATGGTTCCTATGGTTTGGGCTCACAAATGGGATATGCCAATAGGTAAAGGCTATATCAAAGAAGATGGAGATAAAGCAACGTTTGTTGGTGAATTTTTCATGGATACTGATTCTGGACAAGAAGCATACAAACTTGTTAAAAATATGGGTGAGCTTCAACAATGGTCATTTGGATATAGAGTAAATGATGCTGAACACGGTAAGTTTAAAGAGGTTGGTAATGATGAACAAACAGATGCCAGATATCTTAAAAGCTTAACTGTATTTGAAGTTAGCCCAGTATTAGTTGGCGCTAATCAAGAAACTTATACAATGGCTATTAAATCTAATAAAGATTTAGTTGAAGCTTTTGTTAAAGAGATTAAAGAAGAACCTGAAGAAAAAGCAGCTAATCCAAAAGATGTCTTTGACAATCCTGGTGAAGCTATGAGCAGGTCAAAAGAATTATCTTGTGCAGTAGGTGTACACACACATAAAGTAAATGGTAAAAATGTATTTATGCCTTGCAAGACTCATGATGAATATGAAGATGCAATAGGTAAAGGTGATAAAGGACATACGCCACAACATACTGTTATGCAAGCCTTAGGGACTATCGCAGAAGATATGAAAGATATTTTAAAGAATTTACCTAAAGACGAAAATGCAGAGTTGCCTGATTGGTGGGTAGATAAAGTTAAGGACTTAGCTAAGGACATTAACGAAATAAGGGACCATCTCTTAGACCCACAACCAGAGAAAGCTTTGCAAAATATATATGAAGACCCAGCTAAAGCATTAGCAGAAGCTGATTCAACTGGTAAAACAATAAACATTGTTGAAGTTGATGGTAAATCATATTACAAGGTAGATGAAAGTGTTGAAGAAGAATCACAAGAAAAAGTTTCTTTTTCACAGCAAGTTAAAGATGTGCTTGCCGCATTTAATGACTTGATGGCACGAGCTAACGCCATTGCGATGTTGCGTGCTAAAGACGGGAGGAAACTAGGTATGAAAGCTACAGAAGCATTACGTTCTGTTCAAGAAGATTTAACTGAAGCTTGGGCAGAGGTTGACGAATTCATTACTGAATTCGGAGCTGATAATGATGTTGCACTAGAAGAAAACGTCGAGGAAGCAGAAGAATCTGTTGAAGAGGAATCTGTGGAAGAAGCGGAAGCTACCGATGAAGCTGAGGCAGTGGTTGAAACCCCTGAAGAAGTTGAAGTCATAGAACCTGAAGTTACTGAAGAAGAGGAGCCAGAGGAAGAAGAAGTTTCTGTTGAACCAGAAACAGACGCTGTACCTGTTGGTGATACTGAAGAAGTAGTAGAAGGAGAAGCTGAAGTTGAAACCGAAATCGACGATGAATCTGATGCACTCTGGGCTGAAGGACAAGCAGTTATTGCAGAGTCCTTGGAAGCTGACTTAATCGAAGAATAATATAATCACAGGAGATTAAGTTAAATGAGTAAAATAACAGAACTCAAAGACCAAATAGCAAAGTCTCGTGAAGAACTCAAAGTTGCATTCGAGTCACAAGAAGACGGTAAGTACACACCTGAGGCTAAAGAGAAAATCAAAGGTCTCAACACAGAACTTGCTGGACTAATTGATGATGTAAAAATCGAAGAAGCAAAAATTCAAAACGAAAAAGCTATGGAAGTCGACTCAGCACCTGTTAATGCTATTCCTAATGCAGAAGAAGCACAATCACCAAAAACAATTGGTGAAATGTTCACAGGAACAAAAGCTTATGAAGCATACAATGAGAGTGGTGTTAAAGGTGTAGATTCAGGCGTTGAATTTAAAACAACCTTGAATACAACTGGTTATGCTCCAGAGAGCCTAAGAGCTCCTGGAATTCTTGAGACAGCTCTTCGTAATCCAGACAGTGTTATTGGATTGTTTGACCAAATTCAAACTAACCAAAATGCATATGTCTATCTCGAAGAAACAACATTCACAAACAATGCTGGTGCAGTTGCTGAATCTACTGACATTAGTTCTGCTAATGAAGGTGCTTTAGCATTTACAGAAAAGACAGAATCCATCAGAAAGATGGCAACTTTCTTACCTGTAACTGACGAATTGTTAGCTGATGTTGCTGGAATTCAAGGATATGTCAATTCAAGATTATCAACAATGATGAAATTGAACTTGGATAACCAACTTATTAACGGTGACGGAAGTGCTCCTAACTTAACTGGTGTATTGAACAAATCAGGTATTAATACCTTTGCATATGGTTCTTACACAGGTAAGTTAAGAAAAATCGGTCAAGTTTACCAAGCAATCACAGAAATCAGAAAAGATGCATTCGTTGAACCAGATTCAATTGTTATGCACCCATCTGATTGGTACGACATTGTTACAGAAGAAAGCTCTGTAGAAACAAGCGGTTCAAGAAACCCATTGTTTGTCGTTGCCGGTGGTTTCGGTGCAGACGTTGCTCCAAAACTTTGGGGATTAAACGTAGTACCTTCAACAGTTATTGCTGAAGGAACAATGCTCGTCGGTAAGTTTGGCGGTGGTGACGCTGCTCAAGTAATTATGAGAGAAGGCGTTGACCTAGCTGTTTCCGACAGCCACAGCGATTTCTTTGCAAAGAATCAATTGGCAATCAGATTGACAATGAGATTAGGATTTGCAATTTATCGTCCAACTGCATTCTGTACTATTACAGCTATGTAACAAAACATTTGGTTTTTAAGGGGCGGATTTGTATTCGCCCTTTAAACCAACAGGAGAATTGATGAGATACGTAAACAAACAAGACACAAAAGACCAAGTAGAAAGATTTGGTATGATTGTCAGAGATGAAGATTTTTATAAAAATGCTGAGGCAACATTAGAACAATTTTTAATTGAAGAAGAAGTTTCTGATGAGGAGAAGGTTGAGGATAGTACTGACGAAGTAACAGAAGAATAATCACAGGAGAGTGAACTATGGGCTACGGAATGTACAAACCTAAGAAAAAGAAAAAACCTAAAAAGCGTAAGAAGTAAGGTAGGATAATTATTATGTATACAATACCAGAAAAGAATATTTGGAAGCTCCCTGATGGAAAGATTTGGGAAGGCGTTTCTGCAGACTTACCTGTAAGTCAAGCAGACTTAATTGCTAAAGCTGGACATGAATATCCAACTGCTTGGTTAAAAGAGCAAGGTTGGGGAAAGAAAGCTCCTGCTAAAAAAGCTCCTGCTAAAGCAGAGCCAGCAAAAGCTAAAGCTCAAGAGCCAGTAGAAAACAAAGCTGCCAAAGTCAAGAAAGAAGATAAATAAAACAGGAGGCTAACTTATGGCTTTCTGTACAGCCTCTGATGTAGAAAACTATGTACAGTTTGCTCTATCCTCCGATTTAGAGACACACTTAACTAATAATATAATTCCATTAGTTGAAGCTGCTATCAAAGAATATGTCGGATATGACGTAGAACAAGCTACACAAACAGAGACATTTACTGGCGACCAAACAAAAGATATATTTTTAACACATCTTCCTATTAATTCTATAACATCAATAACAGAAGATGATACAACATTAGAAGAAGGTAATTCAAAAGACTTTGTTAAATACTCTAATGGAAGGGTTACAAGAATAGGAACTAGATGGTCTTATGCTAGACCACTTAACATAACAGTTGTTTATAACGCAGGATATTATGCAAGAGGCTCAGGCACTAGTCCTGAATTACCAATTCAATTTAAATCAGTTACTGAAAGGTCAGCTGCAAGAATATTAGAATCTACTTTAATTATTGCTTCTCAACAAGAAGCTGGAGAGATACAGGGTCAATCTAGTTCTGAAGTTTCAAATTTTGTATTATCAGACAGCCAACGTATGGGTGATTACTCTGTTAGTTATCCTGGTGGTTTATCTTTAAATGCTGCTACAGTTCTAACTGCTGCTGATTTAACTCTACTATCACCATTCAGAAGGCAGTTCTTTGTATAATGCCAGCAAGATTTCCAAGAAGACTTCTTATAGATAAAGTTCACATACAGAGAACATCTGGTTCTTCAGTTGACGAAAGAGGTATAGAAAGTAACAATTGGTCAAATGTATCTACAGATGTGCCTTGTCGATTTACATTAATTAGTGAAACAGAAAACAGAGATGGAAGAAATACTGTTGTAAGAAGTTTTAACTTAGTACTTCCAGGTGACACTGATGTTAAAGCTTCAGATAGAGTTTATGAATCCTCGTCAGGTAAATACTACGAGATAGAAGCAGTAAGCGAAGGAAGGAAAATGGATGGGGGCATATACTATAAATCTTTAAGCTTATTACATAGAGAGTAACAATGGGTTACATAGGAAACCTTGTATCAGACCTTAAGGGTGCTGCAAGTATTCGTGGAAGGATGTATAAGTCTGTTAGGCAGACACCCTCTTTTCAAGAAAGAGGATATGCGTTTGCATATAACTTAGGTACTATAAGTTCTTTAACTGGTTTAAGTTTTGGTAGAGCTAGAGGTGGAATCTATGATGGTTTACAATTTCAAAATACAGTAAGAGCTGCTCTACACCCCACACAAAATTCAATGCGTTCATTAGCAAGACGTGGTCTTTATAAGGGTGCAGCTTTTGCTTATGGCAGAATGATGAATAACTTTATACCTGTTGGAACAGGACCTGGTGGTAGGTTGTTAAGAGTTGCTGCTGGTAGATTTACTGCTGCTAGATTAAGAAGATTTGATACAAAAGTAAGAAATCAGCTTTATGCAGAATTTAAAATAGATGGTAAAAAGATAGACGATTATGTTAAAAATCAAGCTAGTCAAGTAGGTATTGATTTTCTAAAAATACAAAAAGGTATGCAAGCGATTGCTATATCAAACGCACCTGACCCTTATGCTATACATAGATTTAACAGAAGTAGTTCTGATGGTGCAAGAATGACACTAGGTAGAGATGACCAAATAATGTCTGCATTTTCTTTGCGAACATTTGACGATGAAAATATTGAAGCACTAATGTCAAGAAAAGATATAAGAGACATAATGGGTACAGACGCTCTAGCTGGTGCTCCTAATTCCTTGGACAATTTATCTACTACTGGTTTTGGTCCTCATAGAAATGGTAGAATTATAGAAAGTCTTTATGGTCCATCAACAGGCAGTCGTGGAGAATTTGATAGAGACCACACTCCATCAATGACTTCTTCAGAAGCATACTCTATTGCTGATTTAGCTATGAATGAAGGTGGTATTGGTGCAGAGTATGCATTTGGTAATCCAACTGGTGGAGCTGCAGTTGTCACAAAAATGAAAGAGTTTATAGCTGAATCTTTATTACTAGCAGATAAATTAGGACCTGATTTTACAGGACCACTTCCTGAATCTGTAAGTTACAAAGTTAGACAAGCAAGAGCTTTAAAAGAAAAGCTAGAAGCATTAGGTCCAGAGGGTATTGTACAACTAGGTAAGTCTGTAGACGTAATTAGATATCTTCATGGTGATGATGCTTCTCATTATGGTAGTGGATACAACCGTAAATATAGATATCAGAAAAGAAATGACAAAAACACATTACCCATATTTTCTGCTAATGCTCGTGAAATTGATGAAGAAAAAGTAAGAACTGTAAAAAGTGAATTTATAGTAGAAGACTATACATTGGACTATACAATAGATGGTACTCCAATTAAAGGACCTATAAGACAAAAGTCAGAGTATAGAGAAAAATATAAAACTGGTAGAAAGATATATAAGAGAGATAATCTAGGTGGACTTAGACATCATAAAGATAGAGGAGGACCAGCTCGTGGACCTGAATCTCCTATTCATAGAGATGAAACTTTATTACAAACATTTACTGATAACCCTCAAAGGCATAACTTTGTTCCAAATAAAAGACAGATACAGTCTGCTATACATTCCTTGAAACCTGACACAAATCCTAAAGGAGATGCAACAGTAGAGTATGTAGTAGCATTTGGTGGTAAAAATCCTAATTCTAGAACAAATGATGCAATCAGAGACGCTTATCAAATAGAGTATGGAGGTCCAGCTACTGATAAACAAGGTAAGTTAAGAAATCGTACAGACATGTTTGTGTTTACTCCTAGTTTATTTATGTACCGTAGTGCACTTGGTGCTGCTAAAGCTTTTGGTTTAGAAGCATCATCAGGGAGAAATATTAAAGGACATGTTACTCGTGGTTTAGAATCAGTCTCTGGGTCAAATCAATTATCTGACGTATTTGTAAAAACAAGAGGTGTATCTGGTCCAGCAGGTAAAAAAGAAAAAGCAATACTTGAAGAGTTGTATGAGAAAGCAGCTAAGCGAGATGATAATCCTATATTTCAAGATGGTATGTTAATGCTAAGTAAAAACAAAGTTTTATCTACAGCATTTGATACAGGGTCACTAGATTTAGCATCCGATGCTTTAAATGACACCATATTCGGTGGTCGTGCATTGTTAAATCAAATGGGAGTTACTAATAGACTAGGTGAAAGACCTTCTGAATTATCAGGAGGTAGAAGTGAATTTGATAGACAAGCATTTAGAAAAGTTGTAGACGACAGAGAAAGTCTTTTGAATCAAGAAAAGGCTATTCATAGATTACAGAAAGAAGCTGGCAGAACTGGATTTCAAATGCCTTCGAATGAACTTATGGATAAATATGTAAATGTTGGTGGAACATATGATGATGTACCTCCTCCAGGAGTTTTTTATGATGTAATATTCGACGAAAATGGTAATGAAAAATATGTTTTGGCAGAATTTTCAAATTTGAGGACAGCAAGACAATTTGGTCAATCAGAATTACCTATTGATGATGAAGGTCAACCTTTCATACCAGGACAAGTTATTAATGCCAGAAGCAAAAAAAATCTAACATCATTAGATTCTGCAATCAATTATTCTGAAGGAAGTATAGCTGAAGATATACAAATGCTTTCAGAGATGGATAGACTTGGTATATCTGGACCTGATGACCCTGAATTTCTTAAAATGCAAATGAGAACCAAAATATCAAGA